TTCCACTTCTGCGATATCCAAATGTATAAATCGTCCATTGCCTTTTTGATTAACTCCTATGCCTGTAAAACCATGTGCCATACCTTTGTATAACACGTCTAATGCTTTTTGGTGACTAACAGCTATGTCAACTGCTAGGCCAAGTGCGTGTGTTCCGGGTTTGCTTTTCTTTGCTTCTATAGGATGTTCAGGACATCTATACCCGGACGATATGACTAGGGGGAATCCTAGGTCGTCACGCAATAATTGTAGTTTATCAACTAATTTATGATTTATCTCGTTTTTACCACAATGTTTGCACTTGAATTCATCAAGTTTAAAGTTTTTCCACTCACTCATTTTTTTTCCTTGTTACTTGATCCAAAGTAAAAAGATATAACCGCTGAAGCTATACCTGATAGATAACCAAGAATAAGCATGACGATATCGTCTGAACTGTCATCTATTGGATAGGCTGTAATCATAAAGATATAACCAATGAAACCAACTAAGGTTAATGATCCTAAGAACTTAGGTGTCCAATCACCACTAAACTTTTCTCTAGCGTGTTGGGTGTCTTGAGTTTCTAAAGAATAAATATCTATCTCAAACTGTTTCATTTGTAATTGAAAGTCTTTTTCTGCTTTTTTAAGTTCAAGCATTTGCTCGGCTGTAAGATTATTGATCGCTTTTTCTATTTCTACAGGAGAGTTTTTTACACCTAAGACTTGAGATAGTATTTGACCAGCCTGACCACCTAAAGGGCCACCAATCGCTGCACCGAGTGTAGGTGCTAGGCTAGTTACTAGATTCTTTATTTTGTTTAGTTTCATTTTCTTTTAATCTTCTTTCCTGCATTAACAGTTTTAATTCATGCCAACGATAAAATGTTTTATTGACATGATCCCAAAATAAGCCTTTATTTTCTTTTGGCTTTTCCATTCTTGCTTTTAGCTTTTTGCCTTTTAGTATTTTCTTCCATAAACTTGCTTAATTCAGCAAAGGTTTCAAATCTAATTTTTTTTTCAGGCTTACTCACTTGTGCTTGGTTATAACTTCAAACTCAGCAGAAGTTGATGCTCCTTTGTGCGGTACAAACTTACCTTTATTTT